TATGAAACCACTGTCGGAAACTTGTCTGCGCAGCAGTCGGCATTTGAAAGCATCCAAGCCACCAGCAAGTCAAACATCCCGACCCTGATCTATTTCACCTGCCAACCCTACGACGCTCTTGAAGAGCGTGTATTCGTGATGCGCCTATCCATCCTGACCAGTGAGCCACAGCCAACGCTGCGCCTGCGAATCGTGAAGCACGAAGAGCACGTGGAAGAGATGGCCAAAGAACTTGCGCTCATTGTGCGCATGGAATTGGGATCAGACGACGACAAAGCCGATGTGCTTATCGGCGAGTACACCACCCTGAAGTAAGCGCACGGCGGGGTGACACACCAATGTCACTCCGAATCTCGCCCTGCAAAGCCCAAAAGCAAACCCTCAAATTGAAAAGTCAATCATGAACACACAAGCAACCCCTGATATTCAAGTACCAGACACGATTGGAGCCCCGTTCGAAGGCGGCTTCTACGGCGGGGAAATCCGCATTGGCGAGGCGATCTGCGCCGTTGTCTGGGCCCCAAAGGCCGAAGGTGAAATTACTGGCAAGTGGATGAATACCTGCACCCCCGTGCAGGGCGCCACCAACTACTATGACAGCATGGCAAACACCATGGCCATGGCCGACGCCGGCAGCCCCATTGCAAAGCAAGCCATTGCGGCCACCATCGGCGGTTTTACCGACTGGTGCGTGCCCGCCCGGGATGTGCTCGAAATGGGCTATCGGTACCTCAAGCCTACGACGGAAGAGAACGACGTTTATCGCTATGGCGACAACCCTAGCAGCATCCCGGCCGGGTACCCGTACACCGAGGCCAGCCCGGCGCAAACCACTGTCGAAGCCTTCCAAGAGGGCGGTACCGAAGCCTTTGAGACCACCTGGTACGTGGCGAGTACGCAGTACTCCGAGGGCTACGCTTGGGTTCAGAGCTTCGGCTACGGCACCCAGGGCCGCAGCCGCAAGAGCTCTGAGCGCCGGTGCCGGTTCGTCCGCCTGATTCTACTCACCGCTTGAGTCCTTTAATCCTTTTTTGAAAGCATCCTATGGACATCATTGTCAAGACCCTCAACGTCAACCTGCAATCGGGCCCATCCACCCTTGCGCGCGCGTTTATTGAGTCCCTCCTGCGCAAGCCTGACGCGCCTGCAGGAGGGGGAAACCCGCCGGAACCAGAAGCCGCAGCTCCCACAAACTTCACCACACCTCCCAAAATCGGCGAATACTGGACTGGTCAGGGCGGCATCTACGCAGGCGTAGCACGGGGCCGCGACGGAGATGGTGACTACCACCTGATCCTCGCCACGGTGGCGCCCACGGATGATGTTGAGTGGCAGGCGGCACTCGACCGCGCAACGGAAATCAGCGCCGACGGTCACAGCGATTTCTCGGTACCAAGTCGCTTTGAATCCGCCCTGTTGTACGCCAACTTGCAGGACAAGCTGGAGCAATCATGCTGGCACTGGACATCCACGCAGTACTCCGAGGACTACGCTTGGATTCAGGACTTCGACCACGGCAGCCAGAGCTACGACGACAAGAGCTCTGAGCGCCGGTGCCGGTTCGTCCGCAGATTACCCCTTTGATACTTTAGTCCTTTGACATGCTGCACACCGAACTTCCGATCTACAAGAAGGGCTGCGAGCTGGTTTCGCTGGCCTTTCACGTCCAGACGCAAATGCGCCGTGACTTCAAACGCTCATTGGGCGAGAAGATCACCGGCCATTGCACTGAAATGGTCAACCTCATGGCGCTGGCAAATGCTGCGCGTGGCCAGCAGCGGGCGGAGTACATCCGCAGGCTACTGGAGATTCAGCATGCCACGACGGTGCTGCTGCGGGTTTGCCTTGACTCCCGGTTGATTTCCACAAAGCTGTGGGCCAAATCGGTACAGATGCTGGACGGGATCGGCAAGCAAGGTGGCGGCTGGTTGAAATCAAGCGAGAAGGCGCCTGCTGTATGACGGTCAAGACCCTCATTCCCGTGCGCACATTGAATCTGGTCGCGCCGCTGCCTCATAAGGGCACCGACATGCACACCACAGATACCACAGCGCCCGCGCTGGCTCGGTCTGGTGCAGTTCCCCAACTGATCGGCCACGGCCTTCGGTTGGGTGACGTGGATAGCGCGAAAAAACGCAGTACTCCGAGAACAACGCTTGGATTCAGAACTTCAACAACGGCAACCAGAACAACAACAACAAGAGCTCTGAGCGCCGGTGCCGGTTCGTCCGCAAATTCATACTCGCCATCATTCGACCAGCTGGTGCAAGCCTATTTGGACTGCCGCAAGCACAAGAGGACCAGTGCCAGCTGCCAGGCATTCGAGGCCCACCTCGAACGCAACCTTTGCGACCTCCATGATGAGCTCACTTCCGGACATTACTCGCCGGGGCGGTCCATTTGTTTTGTCATCACCAAACCAAGGCCCCGCGAAGTGTGGGCTGCAGACTTCCGTGACCGGGTAGTGCACCACCTGTTGTACAACCACATCGCACCGCGCTTCATTGCTGGGTTTGCGGCCGGCAGCAGCGCATGCATCCCCGGTCGAGGCACCCTGTACGCCGCCAAGCGGCTGGAACACGGCATCCGGTCGATCACACAGAATTGGAGCGTACCCGCGTTCTATCTGAAAATGGACTTGGCCAACTTCTTTGTGGCCATCGATAAGCGTGTACTGTTCAACCAGATCGCAGCCAAGGTGCATGAGCCGTACTGGCTGGATTTGGCCCACACCATCTTGTTTCATGACCCACGCGCAAACGTGGAAGTTCGAGGCAGTCGCGGGCTGCTAGAAAAGGTTCCAGCCCACAAGAGCCTCTTCAACGCCCCCGCCGACACAGGCCTGCCGATTGGGAATCTTTCGAGCCAGTTCTTTGCCAACGTGCACCTGAACTTGCTGGACCAGTTTTGCACTCACCAACTCAATGGGCGGCATTACGTCCGCTACGTGGATGACTTTATCCTGCTGGACACATCCGCTCAGCGTTTGAATGAGGCACACGACCATATTGCGCAGTTCCTGCCAGAGCGCTTGGGCGCGCACTTGAACCCTAAGAAAACCATTTTGCAACCGGTAGATCGTGGCGTCGATTTTGTGGGGCATGTGATCAAACCATGGCGCCGCACAACACGGGCCCGCACTGTGCGCAGCGCATTGCGGGAGTTGGCCACCATGCCAAGCACCGATTTATTCGCATCAGGTAACAGCTATTTTGGGTTGTTGCGTCAGGCAAGCCATGGGCATGCCGACCGGGCACGCGTTGCGCACCTGCTCCTGCAGCGGGGCCAGACCGTGAACGGGGACCTTACGAAAACTTTCAAAAAGAAAAGCATGATCGACAACGTCAAGACCAGGGGATCAATGAAATGCTGACACCCCAATTTACACTTCCAATCCACCACGAACTGATAGTCGATCTGTTCGCGGGCGGGGGCGGCGCGTCCACCGGCATTGAACTGGCCGTTGGCCGACCACCCGACATTGCGATCAACCACGACCCGGACGCGATCAGCTTGCACGCGGCAAATCACCCTCAGACGCGCCACTTTTGCAGTGACGTGTTTGAGGTTGACCCGCTCGACGTGTGCCAAGGCCAGCCAGTGGGATTGCTTTGGGCGTCTCCCGATTGCACGTTTCACAGCAAAGCCAGGGGCGGTAAACCATTCCGCGACCGCAAGAGTGCGAACAAGCGCCGGTCGCTGGCTGGCGTTGTTGTCAAATGGGCGAGGCTGCAAAAGCCACGCATTATTTGCCTGGAGAATGTCGAAGAATTTCAGGACTGGGGCCCCCTTGATGATGAGGGGAAACCGTGCAAAAAACGTAAGGGCCAGAGCTTTCGCCGCTGGGTTTCTGAGTTGTCAAACCAAGGCTACAAAGTCGAGTGGCGAGAGCTTCGCGCCTGTAATTTCGGAACCCCAACGATTCGAAAACGTCTGTTTTTGATTGCACGGCGCGATGGCATGCCCATCGTGTGGCCGACACAAACGCACGCAAAGCCTGATGCAAAAAAGCGAGTGCCGAAGGGGTTGAAGCCTTTCCACACCGCCGCCGAGTGCATTGACTGGTCTATCCCCTGTCCTTCCATTTTCGAGCGTAGCAAGCCGCTGGCCGATGCCACTTGTCGACGCATTGCCAAAGGCATCATGCGCTACGTGGTGAACGCTGCGGAACCGTTCATTGTCCCAGGTGGCGCGCCTTTTCTGACCGAGTTTGCCAACGCATCAAGTGAGCGCGTTTTCCCTGCCAATGAGCCGCTTCGGACTCAATGCGCGAACGTCAAAGGTGGTCACTTTGCGCTGGTGACAGCTTTTCTAGCAAAGCACTACACGGGCGTGGTGGGCAGCGATCTGAATGACCCTATGGGCACTGTCACCAGCGTGGACCACCATAGCCTTGTCACTGCGAACTTGGTGCACCTAGGCCACGGTGAAGGCAAGGACGGCACAAAGCGTTTCAGCCACGGCATTCGCGACATTACCGACCCGCTGAACACTATCACGGCCAGCGGGGCCGCTGCGGCACTGGTAACCAGCCACCTGGTCAAGATGCGCGGTGACAACGTGGGCGGGCCAGTTACTGAGCGATTACACACGATTAGCGCCCAGGGCACACACCATGCCGAAGTGCGGGCGTTTCTGGTTAAGTATTACGGCAACGAAACCGATGGCGTGCCGCTGACAGAGCCCATGCACACGCTGCCAACCAAGGACCGCATTGGCCTGGTGACTGTCACCATTGCCGGTGAACAGTGGGTGATTGTGGACATCGGTCTGCGCATGCTGGCCCCCCATGAATTGTTCAAGGCCCAAGGCTTCCCAGCGGGCTACATCATCAACCGAGGTGCAGATGGGACGCTACTCACAAAAACCGCCCAAGTGCGACTATGCGGAAACAGCGTTTGCCCGCCGATTGCAGCCGCACTGGTAAGCGCGAACTACCGCGAAATTCAACAATTGGAGGTTGCAGCATGACATTCCCCACTGATCTAGCAAAGATGTACATCGAGCAAGCTGGCAAGCAATACATCCCGAGCAATGGCGACGAAGGGAATGTGTTCTTCTCGGAGTGGTGCGTACATTGCTCAAGAGACAAAGCGATGCGCGAAGGCACACCGCTTGAAGAATGCGACGAAAACGAAGTCTGCAAAAT